GTGACAGCGTGGTCGCTCGGCCGCTCGCGACGAATTCCCGACCAAGTCGGTCGGGTTTGTGGGGTAGGGGGTATGCCACCTACCGCAGCACCTGCCTACTACGCAGCTGCTGTGTCGCAGCGCTGTGAGCAGGGCTTATGCCCCATCATCGCAGGTGGAGAGAGTGCGAGTGATGTGGATACCCCAGGGGGGTAGGGGGATGGGGGTCGGGGGGGATGTAGGGGGGTGGGGGCGGCGCGCGTGCGTATATATAATTCTTAGTTAGCCGATGTGTGTTATTGGATTGGGTTATCCACAGGTTATGGTTAGAACGCCCGTGGACTGTCGAAGTTTAAGAAGTGTACTTCGGGGACGTTGTTTTCTGAGTCGAGCCAGTAGGCGACTCTGGCCCCTAGTTCTGCGGCGTCCATTAGGACATTGTGGAAGCCGTTGCTGCGGAAGGCTCGGCAGGGGTGGCGTTCTTCGAGGATGTCTTCGTAGGGGTCGGTCATGGGGTTTTGGGTTGGAAGCCTTCGCTTCTGATGATGATGTGGAGGCCGTCGGGTTTGTTGTGGAGGAATCCTTTGCGGCCTGCTAGGCGGAGGATGGCGTGTAGGGGGAGCCAGATGGGGGTGGTGGCTATGATGATTGTGATGAAGAGGATGAGTAGGAGGACTTTGGCGGTGGGGTTGTGTATTTGGCGGTTTTGGAGGGTGACTCGCATTGGGGTTACCAGACTCTGTTAGTCATTTGATCTGTGCTGGGCGTTGGCACCAGTGGCAGTCTTGTTCGGGCCAGTGGGAGCAGTGGTCGCAGGGGGCGGGTCGGGGGACGATGGCTACGTCTTGTCCTTTGGCGTGTAGGTTGGTGATGATGAGGAATGCGAGGTGGGGGGCTTGCCAGGTGTGTTTTTTTAGGACGTCTACGAGGTCGTTGTAGGCGGGGTGGGTTTCCCACCATCGGCCCATTTGGGGTAGGTCTGCCATCAGTTGTTCATCATGTGGGTAGTGACTTCGACTAGTGCTCTGTGTCCTTCGATGGCTTCGGCTTCGGTGCCGTACTGCTGGGTTTCACCGTTGAGGGGGCCACCGAAGACGCAGCTTTCAAACAGGGCTATGGGTGGGCCTTCACGGTTGAAGACTGCGCTGGTGGCTTCCATATCGATGCCGAACCAGATGGTTGATACTCGGATGTCGCCGATGTAGTCGTTAGCTACAAAGTGGTAGTTCTCGTCGCGGTGTAGGTTGGCGTACGTCCAGAGGTCGATGCGTTGGCCTTGGCGGTTGTAGTAGGCGGTGCCGTCTGCGGGGCGGTGGGCGCCTAGTGGTTCGTCTAGGGGTTTGGGTGTGTAGGGCTCGGTCATGAGGGTCGCGAGGCTATCAGCACGGTTCGTTGCAGGTTGGTGACGGGGCGTGACCTACTGGGGGTAGGCGGGTAGCTTGCCCCGCTTCGGGCGGTGCGGGCGGTTTGTATCCCCAACGATGGAGAAGGACTAGTGGAACGTCCTGTGGAAGGGCACGACTTCCGTGTCGAGGACGACCTAGTGCAGATGCTGCGCCGGCTGACGTGTGTTCGTTGCTGGGCGTCGTGTCTGTTCCCGTTGACGGTGTACGCCGAGGCGGAGACACGTCACTACGAGCTGGTGCATGTGTGTGTCCGTGTGGCGCTCCCGTGGACGGGAGGCACCGAGGAGCTGACCGAGTTCCTCAGTGGCGTTGTGAGGCATCTGAGGGGGGTTTCACGGCACGCCAGACGTGATGTTGGGGTGCGTGGTCAGGTGGCGTCGTTGATCCGAGCGGCTCATAGTTTGTTCTGAGACGCGCCGAACCCCCGCCCAGGGGGGAGGGCCACATGTGGTCCATAGGGCGGGGGTTCGACACGCTTGCGCTATACGGCCCAGTTCTCTCTATCGACTGCTCATGACGACCGAGGGTTTGCTGGACCTATGTTGGTGTTTGCGACGGTGGGTGTCCCCCACCCGCCAGGACAGGATTGACCAAAGCGGGTGGGGGATCCCGTCCCCGTCGCGTGCCCCATGTGGGTGGAGCTGCCCGACGTGAACATTGACCGCCGCTTTGAGTGACCGAAGCCACGAAGGTCGCTGCTCACGTCGAGCAAGGGAGACACTACTGAGCGTGGTCGGGCGAGTCAAGCACCCCCTCGGGAACGGGCGGAAGTTCCTGCGGCCAGAGATCGACGGGGCACTCCGCCGTGACCGTGAGCAGGGTGTCTTCGAACGGCTCGCCGTTCTCGAGCTTCTGGGCCAGCTGGTGGGCTGCGTCACCGAGAGCAGTCCCCTCGGACATGAGGGACAGGTCGAAGGCGTAGGCGGCGGCCGACTGCGGCTGGTTGTGGTAGATCGCCTCGTAGATCGGCGGGACCAGCTCGCAAGCCTCGTAGGTCGCTTGCAGCGCGGCCAGCTCGGCGTCGTCGGGCGACAAGGTTGTGCTGGTGGTCCCAGCAGGAGCCGTCACGTTCAACTCGCGGTCGTTGCCGCAAGCCAACAGGGATAGGACGAGCCCGCCAATCACTGCTGTTGTTCTGAGCATCAGGGCAAGCTAACAGCCGCACGGGGTCGCCTGGGCGACCCGCCCGCCGGCTGCGTGTACCCCACCCCCACAGGTGGGGTACCAGCTTCCCCCTGCTCGTTCGGGAACGTCCGTTGTCCGTTCCCTCACTCGCGTCCCCCTACATGTAAACGGTAACCGTCCACCCACTACCGACCTGCCCTGATGTCCTATTCTTCCTGGTCGTCCCCCTTTGTTACAGTTTCGTTACGATCGTGGTGGGCGTTGAACGCGTATACCACCAACGTCGCACAGGACATCGTTAGGACGACGATGGTTGCGCCCATGCTGATCATGGGGGCGATGAGTTCATCGCAAGCGATCATACCTTCGGCCCGTCCCCGAGTAGTCGCTGCAACTTTTCTTTGCGGTCAACAGCTCTGGCATCAATGTCAGAAAAGACGTAACCCAGCAGGCCAGCAAAGGCCAAGCCGTACCAGAGCGGTGCGCCCGCCAGAAAGTTGGCAACGCAAGCAATGACGATGGCGGCCGCTAGGCGCAGCACGCTCCGCCACCCGTCGCAGAACATTTGATTCAGGCTCATGGGGTGGACAGTGTAGCTCAGTTGGTAGATGCAACTACGCAACACAGGCCCCGAAACCCGTTGGCGCAAAGACGACTCAGGGCAACTCGTCATGCCCGACGCCCAATCCGACTACCTCGACTGGCTCATCACCGACGACAAGATGCCAGACACCGAGGCCGAATGGTGCCGCCTCCACGGAGTAGCGCGAGACACCGTCCGCAAATGGCGACAAGACCGACGCTTCAAAGAAGCATGGGAACGGCGCAGCGTCGAAAAGCACATCTCCCCCGACCGCCTACACAAAGTCATCGATGTCCTTTATCACTCAGCAGTCGGCACCGGCGACGTTGCTGCGGCTAAGCAGTATCTGCTTCACACGGAGAAGTACATGCCGCCGCGTGAGGTTAGGCGGGACGCGTCGGTTGCGCATCTGACTGATGCGGAGCTGGTGGCCGAGGTCGAGGGCATCCTTGCCGCAGGGTTCGGTCGCACGTGAGCGCCCCCGAGGACGCCACCCTCAGCGGGCAGGGGGCTGGTCGTCCTGCTGACCAGTGCGTTCCCCCGTCTTCGGGTGGCGCCCCTCAGGGCGGCGATTTGGTGGAAGCCCCCCCGCCCCCGTCAAGCAGGCTGCGGGAGGGCCTCCGAGACGAGAGCGTAGCACCGCTCTCGGGTACTAGTGGGGGGCGGGGGGTTACAGCCGGCTCGGCCGACGGCGGCGGTGCCCCCGCCCCCATGACGGACCCCCAGGCCCCGTCTGCGACCAGGGCGTCTGCGTCGGCTACAGAACGTAGCACCGTCTCAGGGGACCGTGCACGCCTGGAGGAGCTGCGGGCCGAAGCACTGTGGCGGTGGTACGCCCGCGATGAGGTGGCGTTCCTTGAGCGGGAGTGGTCGATCGCCACGCCCTCAACGGGCAGGCAGCTCTTTACCCTCAGGGATGCTCAGCGCTACGCGCTTAACCACTTCAACACGCACCGTTATTCCCTGACGCTTAAGGCTAGGCAGATTGGGTGGTCAACGCTGGTTGCTGCCCACGCGTTCCATTCGGCGTTCTTCGGTGAAGCCAGGGAGATCATCTTTCTCTCTCGTGGTGAGCGTGAAGCTACGCAGTTGATGACGAAGGTGAAGTATGGGTACAAGCATCTCCCCCAGTGGTTGCTCGATAAAGGGCCGAAGATTAGAGCTGACCACCAGCAAAGAATGCTTTTCGACAACGGGTCGAGCATTGTATCTATGCCTTCCGCCAGTGATCCTGCCCGAGGTTCCACGGCGTGGCTGGTGGTGGTGGATGAATGGGCGTTCTTACCCAATGCCGAAGAGGCGTGGGCGTCTATCGAGCCTGTTGCGGACATCGGGGGACGCATCATCGGTCTGAGTACCGCTAACGGTTCGGGTAACTTCTTCCATCAGCTGTGGGTGGATGCTGAGACGGGCAACAACAACTTTGCCACGATGTTCTTTCCGTGGTCAGCTAACGAGGATCGTGACGCCGACTGGTATGAGGCTAAGCGCTCGTCTATGTCGGATTGGCAGCTGTGGCAGGAGTACCCGACGAATAGCGATGAGGCGTTCGTGCGGTCGGGTAGGCCCTACTTTGACCTAAGCACGATTCAGCGTAGGTCGGCTGAGGTCAAGCAGCCGAAGCTGGGACACCTGGTGGACGTTCCGACCTAAGGGCATGGAAACGCTTCTCGCACATACCGACGACACCATGATCCCTGGCGGGTTCTGGTGGGTCATCATTGTCCTTATCGCTGTTGTCATTCTGCTCAAGGTGCTGGACCGCATCTAGCGATAGCCCTCGTGCCGCAGCACGATCGCATCACGTCCGTGCCATTCGTGCTCTAGCAGAAAATCGATCCACGCTTGGTTATCGCCGTTGAAGCAGATGTCATGCGGGTGGCTATAGATGCGGATGTCAGGACCATCTTCGCCACACTCATTGCATCGGACCGTCCAGTGAATACTCATGACAGGGCAGTATAGATGATCCGCTTCGAAGCGAACGAGGGCGGTAAGTCGCCCGTGCAAATATGGGTACTCCCCGACGCGCAGCACAGGTACTGCATGGGCGCTGACGTCGCTGAGGGCCTGGACCACGGGGACTACAGCGACGCCAGCGTGCTTGACGCTAACACTGGCGAGCTGGTCGCCAAGTGGCACGGCCATATCCCGCCTCGGGAGTTCGGCCATCAACTGGCGCTGCTCGGTCGCTTCTACAACAACGCTCTGATCGGGTGCGAGGCCAACAACCACGGGTTGTCGACCATCGACGCTTTGAGGGATTTGAAGTATCCGAGGCTGTACCGTCGCCGTTCGCTTGACTCGACGTCGAAGAAGGCGACGCTCAAGTGGGGTTGGTACACGAACAAGCAGACCAAGCCTTTGATGATTGACGGTTTGGATCAGGCGCTCAGAGACGATGCAATCATCGTGTATGACCGCAACACCTTCGGGGAACTGCGGACATACATCCGTGATGAGAAGGGCTATCTGCACGGCTCACCACACGACGACCGCGTGGTGAGCCTGGCTATTGCTGTGCAGATGTTGGACTACGTCAACTCAAGTGAGGTTGACGAGTTCCAGATCAAGGACGATCGTGGAACATTTGATTGGTGGTTGCGTCAGGCGAATGCGGCGGATGCGCCTGACATTCAGCCGATCGGCTACCACCAGCGACGCAACCTCTAGATGTCGTCGGTTCCCGTTAACAGCAGGAAACCGCCCGCTAGCTCGATGCCGACGGCCAACGCCCAATGGGTCAGGTCGTTCCAGGCCAGGAACACGGCGGCGCCAATCAGCAGAGCGCCGAGTGAGCGGAGTCCGTAGGTCAGTGCTCGTCGCATCGTGCGACTGTACTCACGGTGGCGTGATCTTGTAGCCCATCTGCCGCAACGTCTGGACCGCGATGCCCCTGGTTTCGGGATCGGCCACCAGGACTTCAACGTTCTCTTGGGCCTGTACCCGCAGCTGCCTGACGATGTCGTCCAGGCCATCGTGCGGGTGCATGATCCCTGGTTCGGGCAGGCCCCTGGCGGCGTTGGCGATGCGGTCCAGGTAGGCCAGCTGCTCGTCGAGGTCTTTCTCAGCCTTGACGAGAGCGTCGGACAGGATGGTCTTGCAGTTGGTCATGGCCGGCGAGCATACCGACCCCGTAGGTGGACATTGCGGACCCTCTAGTAGAGACGTCTCTACGCAACGGAGAACCGATGAAGTCGATGAACAAGGGTTCGTACAATTCGTCGGGGTCGGGTGCGAAGCCCAGCCTCGGCCTCAAGTCCTCGGCCAGCGGCTTTGCGCGGCCTGGGAAGCGGGCGGTCAAGAGCGCTGCCGCAGCTCCTGTTAGTTCTGCTAACGGTAAGATCGCTCGTCCTGGGTTCGCTCAGAAGGCGCCTAAGACAGCTGCTGGTCGAGGTTCTATCGCTCGCCCTGGTGGTGCTGAGAGCATCAGTGGGGGCAACGCATCTGCGGGGGCTAGCCGTCCGAAGACCACGGGGTGATCCCCTATGTCTACGGAGTGGCTGCACACTGAGTGTGTTGACGATCCTCACCCCTGCTTTGCGTGTAAGTCACGCTATTGGAAGCAGCATGGAATGAACCTTTCCATCCCTCAGGACTGGAATAACCGTCCGACTGTTAGGGAGATGGAGAAGGAAGCGATTTCTGACGCTAAGGCTACGGGTAGACCCTTCGAGCTCGCTGACGATAAGTACCGTTGGATGTAGGTAGGGATGCCTAGAGAGTCAAAGGCTAAGGCGCTTGAGCGGTACCGCGGTCTAGTTGATAACGCTATCCGTTTTCGGGATGAGCAAGGCTACGATGAGTTGTGGTGGCGGCTCATTGACATGTACCGCGGTAAGCAGGTTGTTGAGCTGACACCTGAGGACCGCATTACGGTCAACATTTCTTTCGGTACTATTAATGTGATCTTTCCTTCGGTGTCGGTGAACTATCCGAAGATCACTGTGTCACCGAATCAGCCTGAGGACGAAGACGTTGCTGTCATCGTGGAGCAGCTGATCAATTGGCAGTGGAAGCACTTTGGGTTTCAGCCCGAGTTCCGTGAGGCGGTCAAGGACTGGTTGGTCCTCGGTCATGGGTGGATCAAGGTCGGGTACGCCTTCAAGGAAGCTGCTGTCCCTCTGACGGGTGACGATCTTGAGGCGGAGTACGGTCGGCGGATCGAGGAGGCCGACGAGTACGCGGCTGCCTATCCCGAGATGGCTGGCGATCTGCCTACCGATGAAGAGATTCGTGCGGGTCTGACTACGTCGCAGATGGCGGTGGTGGTTGATCAGCCGTTTGTTGAGCGGGTGTCGCCGTTTGACATGTTCGTTGATCCTGCTGCTACTCGGTTGCAGGACGCTCGTTGGATTGCTCAGCGGATCGTTCGGCCGCTCAATGAGGTGAAGGCGGACAAGGACTACAAGAAGAGTGTTCGGGAATCTGTCAAGGCTGACATGCAGTCGTACACGCAACGTGACGACAAGATGTGGCGCCGCAAGGAGAACCTGAACAACCCCGACATGTCCTATTGCACTATTTGGGAATTCTATGACCTGGGTGCGCAGACGATGTGTGTATGGGCCGAGGGCGCCGATCAGTACCTGGTTGACGCTGAGCCGATGCAGTTCGCCTACGGGCATCCATTCGTGATGATTCGGAATTATGACATCCCCGAATACTTCTATCCGATGGGTGACCTTGAGAGCATCGAGTCGTTGCAGCAGGAGTTGAATAAGACTCGTTCGCAGATGATGCAGGCTCGTAAGAAGTTTGCTCGTAAGTACCTGTACAAGGAATCGGCGTTTGACAAGACGGGGCGGCAGGCCCTGGCGTCGGACATCGATAACACATTCGTTCCTGTGTCGGATGAGGGTTCACCTCTGCAAGAGACTGTTGTGCCTCTGCCACAGGTCCAGTTCCCACCTGAGATTTACAATCATTCGGAGATCGTCGAGCAGGACATCGCCACGGTCACGGGCGTTAGCGAGTATCAGCGGGGTCAAATCTCCGAGACTCGCCGTACCGCTACCGAGGCGGCGATCATCTCGGACTCGATTAGCGCTAGAGCGGCGGACAAGCTGGCTGTCGTTGAGACGACGTTGTCGCTTGTGGCTCGCCGTGTGGTTCAGGTGACCCAGCAGTTCACCACTGGGGATCAGGTGTTCCGTGTGGTTGGCGCTGACGGCGCGATGTTGTGGGTGCCGTGGAGCCGCGACGAGATCCAGGGTGAATTTGACTTTGAGGTCGAGGCTGGTTCTACCCAGCCGCTGAATGAGACGGTGCGCCGGCAGACTGCTGTTGCGGTCAGTCAGGCGCTGGCGCCGTTTATTCAGATGGGTGTGGTTAACCCTCAGTCGATGGTCCGTTACCTGTTGCAGTTCGGGTTTGGGATTAGGGATGCGAACAAGTTCTTGATGCAGCCCGATCCGATGATGATGGGCATGGGTGGTGCCCCTCCGCCTGGCGCTCCGCCTGGGGTTGGTGGCGGGCAGGGGCCGCCCATGGGTGACGGCTATATCGATCAAGAGACTGGCAATACCGCCAACCAGGAGCTTGAGCAGCAGGCGATGATTCCGCCTGAGCTGCTCAATCAGCTTGCTGGGCAGGTGGGCCTGGGGATGTCGGGATGAGCATTAACACTCAAGAGGCGCTGGCGCGCCATTACGCCGATTACGGGGATATCACTTGCGGGTGGGTGCCAACCGATGCGGTGGGCACTGATGCGTGGACGCCGTATGACATGCGGTGGGTTGCGACGACTGACTCGGACCCCGTCACTGTTACTAACTCCACCGAGGTTGATGCTGGCTCGGGTATCCGAGTCATGAAGTCCACGGCGAGCGCTAGCGGTACTGGCTCCCATCGAGAGTGGATGCTGCGCTCGGACAAGAACTATGTGCAGTCGGAGATTCGTTCCGTCATTTTCGGGCATGGTACGTGGGCGGACTCCGACAACATGACCCAGCAGGGTCATGTTCATCGTGCGCAGCGGCACGGCTCTGACCGTATGCGGGCGTTCGTGGCGTGGCACGATGCGTTTGTTGGTCTTCCGTCGTTGATCAACGTTGGCTTGTGGAATGCCAGGTTCAACGCTGACGATCTCAAGCTCCACAGCAAGAACGCTGCACTGACGCTCTCCCCTGTCAAACGTCATCCTGTGACGTACTCGAATCGGGCTGGCAACGTTGTCACTGCTCACGTCCCGTCAGAGCACGGCCTCGATGTCAACTCGCACATCGATATAGTTCTGCCGACTGGGGATCTTGGTGCAACGAATGTCGCTGTTACGGGTGTCAACGGGTCAGTCATCACGTATACCGATAACGGGGCAGACGGGGCAGGGGGTGGGGGGTATGTGCAGAAGCACAGCAGCACCAATCCCTACGGGCCGCTCAGCACGTTCCCGTTCATCATGGCGTCGCGCTTGCTTGGTAACAACATGTTGCAGGCGAAGATTTGGCGGCTGGGCGACGCTGAACCTGCTTGGTCCGCCGGCGTGTCCTATGTGGCTGGGGAGCTGACGGGTCAAGAGGCGCTGACACCTTTTGATCCTGAGTCGGTGCCGAGCGGGCCTGGTGTTAGCGGTTTGCTTGTGGCTCACCTCAACGACTCAGAGGCTGTCCGTTACGGCAACCCGCAGATGCGGGAGCTTTCGCTCTGAAGTCCTGGTGGACAGTTTGCCTCTCCTAGTAGAGAGCAACCATCTACTTGGACTCGGAGACTATGGAAGTAATCGATACCGAGGCTCCTAGCGGAACCCCCGACGAGGGTGGCAATCCGACTGAGCCTGTTGAGGCAGCTACAGATACTAACCCGACGGCCGAACAGCTCGACTTGAGTCAGTTCGATAACCATGTGGTGAAGATCACGGTAGACGGCAAGGAAGAACTTGTCCCTGCCAAAGAGCTGCCGAGTATGGCTATGCGTCAGAAGGACTACACCCGAAAGACGCAGGAACTAGCCGAACTGCGTAAGCGTTTGCAGAACGCTGAGGCTTTGGCTGAGGCCCTGGACAACGACCCTGTCAGTACTTTGAAGGCTCTCAACGAGGTCTATCAGACGGCCCCGAACGATGACCCTAAGTGGGATGACATGGACCCCCAGGAGCAGCGGGTCGTAAGACTTGAGCAAGAGCTGCAAGGGATGCGTGCGCAGGCAGTCCGACAGGAAATTGAGAACGAGTTCAGTCAGCTTGAGGAAGCTTACGGGGACATTGACCGCAACGAAGTGCGCAACTTCGCTATTCGGAACGGTCTGAGAGTTACCGACGCCTACAGGATCATGAACTTCGACAACGTGCGGGCTGAACAGCGCCGTCTTGCCGAAGAGGTCAAGGTCGTGGATAGCAAGCGTCAGCTTCCGCAGTCGCAAGGGGGCACCCAGCGGGGTGCGGTTACGCCTGCGACGAAGGGCAAGATGCTGGATATTCGTGAGTCCTATCAGGCTGCACTCAAACAGGCGGGACAGTAAGTCCCATAATTTGCAGCTAGGAGTTACGCGAGATGGCTCTGCCTCTTGATACCATTCTCGCTACCACGCTTGCGAACTACCTGCCCAAGCTTGAGGATAACATTTTCAGCGCACGACCGCTGGTGTTTTTCCTCAAGGAAGCGGGCCAGGTTCGCACCATTAGTGGTGGCGCCCGAATTCAGCTTCCCCTCATCTATGCCGTTAATAGCACGGCCGGCTCGTACGCTGGTTATGACGCTATTCCGACCACGCCTCAGGATGGCATTGGTGCGGCCGGCTATGACTGGAAGCAATACGCCGTTAGCATTTCGATCTCTGGTATCGAAGAGGCTAAGAACAACGGCGAAGAGGAAGTCATCGACCTGCTTGAGGCAAAGATCATGCAGGCCGAAGAGACTACCTATGAGAAGATGGACCAAATGTTCTTCGGCGATGGCACGGGGAACGGCGGTAAGGACTGGAACGGCCTCGGTAATCTGGTTAACCAAAATACCACGACCGTTGGCGATATCGATCCTGCTGCGCAGACTTGGTGGCAGTCCTATCGTGAGACTACGGCCGAGGTGCTGGGTCTTGCCAAGATGACTACTGCTTATAACACGGTGTCGGTTGGTAATGATCGCCCGAATGCGATTATCACCACTCAGACCCTGTTTGAGAAGTACGAGTCACTGTTGCAGCCTCAGCTTCGTTTCAGCGATTCGAAGACTGCTGATGCTGGTTTCCAGAACTTGCTGTTTAAGGGTACGCCGATCACGTATGACACTTATGTGGGTACGGGTATTATGTATTTTCTGAATACCAAGTACCTTCGGCTCACGGGTCATAAGGATGTCTGGTGGAAGCCGACTCCCTTTGTCCGCCCCGAAAATCAGGACGCTCGCTATGCGCAGATCCTGACCTACGGCAACCTGTGTGTCAGCAACCGTAAGCGTCAGGGCGTCCTGACCGCTAAGACGGCTTAGGAGCACCGATGTCTGACGTTAGTAAGAGCCCTACCCATTGGCTTGAGAGCATTGTCCTCGGTGATCCTGCGGCCGTTGCGCTGCTCACCGACAACACGGGTGGTACGGCTTCGTCCACTCTGGCCGATGTCCCTGCCGCCTATACCGAGGCGACGTTGGCTAACCAGCTTGCGAGCCTCGCTGCCAAGATCAACGCGATCTTGGGAGTGATGCACACCTACAACATGCTGGACGCCAGCTAATCCCCGTTCGGGAGCTGCGGGCGGGGGGACGCTCGGTTTCCTCGCCCGCTTTTGTTGAAAGGAATCTTCTGAATGGGTGCAGTAGCTTTCACCAAGGCCGCCGCTGGCGACCTCCACATGCTGGGCCGTTCGCCCGTCAACGTGATTGATAACAAGCGTGTCGTGGCTGGCACGTTGGTTTTCAGCTCTAGTTATGCGACGGGTGGCGACACCCTTGATCTCAAGACCACGGGCCTGACCGAGGTGACCAGCCTTCTGGTTGAGGGCGTGTTCATGCTTGGTTTCGGCAACACGGGCGGTCTGAGCATTGTTCTGCGGGGCACGAAGAACGCGCCGCTGATCCAGGCGTTTGACACCAACGGCGCCGAGGTCGCTAACACCACGAACCTGAGTGGCCGCATCGGTTCCCCTGTGTTTCTCCTGGGGGCGTGAGTGTCCGCCCACTACCCCGCTCACGCTTGGGGAGGCATCCAGGTTGATGCCTACATCAACGGGGCCGCACCGTCGAGCACTCTTGCTCCTACGGGTGCGGTCGCCGTTGGTGGCGCCTGGGATGAGGCGGAGGTGCTGGACGAGCGGTTCTGTCAGAGCATCAGCATGAAGACCGAGAAGCAGTGTCGCGCATATCCGAAGAAGGGCAGCGCTCATTGCATCTATCATTCGCCGAGGGTGAGCGCTGACGATGGCGCTAACTCTTGACCAGATAAGGACGTTCGTCCGCAGCCACCTTGACCTTGATGTCGAGGACATGCCTGACGCTCTCATCGATGTGTTCATTCGTGAGGGCAGCAAGAGGGTGGAGAAGGCGTCATCGCGGTGGCCGTTTTACGAGAACGTCTGGACGTTCACGACTGTTCAGGGTCAGCGGTCGTATCCGTTTGCGACGATCGGCGTTGATCTCGATCAGATCAGTGCAGTGCAATCGGATGACAGGTTGCTGGAATGGGTCGGCACGGACCTCTACACGGTCCTGAATCCGTCGAACACCACAACGACGTCTAAGCCCACGCAGTACGCCTGGTGGGCTGATGTCCTGTACCTGGTGCCTACGCCTGATGCTGCGTACACACTGACAGTCTATGGCTATCGGACCCCGATTGACTGGGTTGCGAACGGTGCGGGTGCGACTCCCGACCTTCCCGACGAGATGCACAACACTGTGGCTACCTGGGCGCTGGCTAAGTGCTATGCGCAGCAGGAGGACCCTGAGCTTGCTTCAGTGTACGAAAGGCAATTTGCCGACGAGTTGACTGAGTTCAAGCGGCGTATCGCTGAGACTCCGCATCCTCAGCCTTTGGTGCTGAACAGTCAGAGGATGTCTCAGCGTTCGCCGTTCGGTCGAATGCGTTATGACTGGGAGGGCTAGTGCCTCCCCGCATTGAGCTTGAACACCAACGGGATTTCACTGGCGGGCTCAACATCGCCGTTGACCCGTACGATCTAGAACCGAACGAGACGTTTGCTTGCGTTAACGTCGACATTGGTAGGGCTGGTGGGTTTCAGCTACGGCGTGGTTCGCGTAGGTGGATCGACACTACGACGGGCCTGACAGCTGATGTCGACTCGCTCTACACCTACACGGACAGCTCGGGGGTGCAGCACCTCCTGGCCGCCGGTAGAGGTCAGGTGCGGCGCTGGGATGGCGCCGCGTGGCAGGCGGTCCAAGCTGCTGTGGCCGATGGCACGACGAGTTTTGTAGAGATGAACGGCGATCTGTACATCGTCCACGAGTCTCGCAACATCACCCGTTGGACGGGTGCGGGTGCTTCTGCCGCGATCGTTGCTGCTGGGTATAACGACAACCTCGGTGCCCCTGCCGACAACCGAATGGTCATGGGCACATGTGCCGCTGTACACAACGGTGTCCTATTCGTCGCGAACATTAACGACAGCCTCGACGCAGCAGTCCATCCCAGCCGTATCCGTTGGTCGCATCCTGGCAAGCCTCGGGACTGGCGTACTAACGACTGGATCGACATCGACCCTGACGACGGTTCGGGTGGCATCAACGCTTTGGTGCCCATGGGTGATCGGTTGATCATCTTTAAGGACCGTGCCATCTACGCTCTGCACGGGTTCCCGCCCGAGGGTTTCAGCGTCACCAACCTGACGCATGAGATCGGGACGCCTTCTACTCAGTCGGTGTCTGCGACGGAAGAGGTTGTCTATTTTTGGGATGCTAAGCGGGGCGCCTACGAGTTGACGTCAACGCAGGTGAAGTGGATCTTCCGTTCCCTGTATCCGTACATCGATGAGAACTTTATCGATAAGAACGGCTCGGACGATGTGGTCTGTCAGGTCCATGATGACAGGGTGTGGTACTCGGTGCCGTGGCTTGAGGAGCCTTACGCCAACACCACAGTTGGCCTCATCTACGCGCCCAACGTTGGCAAGCAGGGTGCTTGGACATTCCACGATTTGGCTCTAGTCGCCTACCACGAGCATCTGGCGACAAACAACTCTGACACCAACCTCTTGGCTGGTGATGGCCTGTTCGTGATGGAACTGGACGTCGACAACTACTACTTGGATGAGGACACTGCTGGTGCCGAATCGATGATTCGAGGCTCGTATACCACCAGGTGGTTTGATGCCAGTAAGAACGCTGCTTTGAAGAAGCGTTGGAAGCGGCCTGTGGTGGTCGTTAGCCGTAACGCTGAGCAGGAGTTCAAGGTCGACGTGTTCTCTGATTATGACCCGACGACTGTTAAGCGCACGTTTTCCATGTTTACGACATTGGATGTCGATGAGGGCATTTGGGATGTGGATGACTGGGATGACGTCATGTGGGCAGGCGAGTACGGCGAGGCCGCCATAGTGCTACGGGGTTCACCTCTGAGCGGCGGGGTGGCGAAGGCGTTGCGGTTTAGCAATGTGACGTCGGGTGTCAACTGGCATATCCATGGACTCACTATGAAGTGGGTACCTAAGCGAATTCGGAACTAGATCATGGCTACCGCTAGCGTCACTTACAGCTTTTCGCCCAGCACGCTCATCCTGTCAAGCGAGGTCAATACCAACTTCGCCGACCTGGTGTCCTTCCTGAACGGCGATGTTATCCATAGTGACGGTTCTGTTGCTGCTACGGCCCACCTAAGCGGTCCGTCAACGGATCCGTCGTCGTCTACCCAGTACGCCAATAAGCAGTATGTTGACAAGCTGGGCATTGTTAGGCAGGAGTCGTTGACGTCTAACTCGGCGTCGTGGGCAGCGTCGACTACTACCGACATGAACCTTGACAACGTGTCGGTGATTGCTGGTCGCACGTATGGCGTTCACTTGCACACCCAGTATTCGTTCACGTCGGTTGATCTTGATGCGGCCTGGTCTGTCAACCTGTTGCTGAATGGTGCGGCGTTGGACCGTTTCGAGTACATTGCCCCTCGGATCACAGGCGTTCTCACGAGTCACGTTGACGCCACTGTGTACTGGACTCCTTCGGTGACGGCGGCCACGGATGACCTTGCGGTCAACGTGACGTTGCAATCGGCGGGTGCCCCGATCCAGTTCCTGGCGAGCGCTACGGCGCGGCGGACGTTGACGCTGATTGACCTCGGGGTCCTGTAGTGCTGAGGAATGCCCGTATCGGCTGGCATGACGCTCTGCCCAACTTGATCGGGCTACCGAACGCTGACGCTTTGCGTCGGACGTTTCAGTCTGTGCAGAAGTGGTTCGATTTCCCGATCGTTGGTCTACAGGGGTCGGTGGCGGCGTTCGCTGCTGGCAATGCCAACGTTGCTTGGGCGACCGAGGTGTATGACGACTACTCGCTGCATGATGCGGCGTCGGCAACTATTCGGGTGCCGCAGCAGGCTCAACAGTATTTCGTTGTTGGGGCTGCGACTGGCACTTTCACTGGTGCTGGTGCGGGGCGTCGTGTGCTTGCGTGGCACAAGAACGGTGTGACTACCCGTTGGCGTGACTTCAACGATACGGCGACGAGCAACAACTATGTGACGTCGCCGTTCATGGGGATCGTGTCCAGGAGCGACACTCTCGCTATCAATGTCAGCCACAACGTGGCGGCGAACCTGTCAGTTGACGAGATGGAGTTGTGGTTGTTGTTCCTCCCCATGGGTGGGTGACTGGACAACCTGGCGTTTAGGTAGAGGTTACAAGCTCATGGCTATGCAAGGTCTTTCTCCGCAACAGTTGTTTGACTTTCAGAACCAGCGCAACACGTATGGTCAGAACCTTGCGCGTTCGAAGGCTGGGAATGTTTATCAGCAGCAGTTGTCAAACATGCAGGTTGGCCGCAATACGCGGAACTACAACCGCATGTGGGATCAGCGTCGGACGCAGTTGCCGACTAGCTATTTGCAGCGTGGCGTAGGTCGTTCAGGGATCTATCAGGGTGCGCTACAGAACTATGCGACTGACAGGATTTCGGGCATGTCTGACATGCTGCTGAATCATCAGCTCGCCCAGCAGGGCATGGTCTTCCAGGACCGCGGGTTTGAGGACGAGTACGCGCAGCAGATGACCAATAACTATTCTCGGCAGTACGCCACCCAGGCGCAGATTGCCGCTGCTTTGAGAGGGGCGCTGTAATGCCTCGTAGCCCTAACGAACTGAATGCTGGTTACAAGAAGCCGATCAGGCGTTTGCAGAAGGGAAATCCGCCGTCGAACACTCGGTTCAGTGGTCGTAGCGACGCGGAGCTGCTTGCTGGTGCTGGGCATGGGTCGGGCGACACGATGTCGTATGTTCCTCCGCCTCGGGACAATACACCTATCAAGGATCTTCGCCCCGACCTGTTCGGTGGCGGAGGAGGCGGTGGTGGCGGGGGCGGGTATGACCCGTATGCGGCGCAGCGGGCGGAAGAGGAACGTCGACGTGCCGCTATGCGCAAGGCGATCCAGGACCAATACTCGCGGTCTATTGGGACGTTGCAGGGTTTGAACCGTGACACAACCCGTGGCCTTAACCAGGGATACACGGACGCTCGAAATCGGATGAACCCGATTTACGATCAGAACCAGCGGCTGACTGGCGACTACTCGCGTCAGCTGGCGTCCGTCGCCCAGAACGCTTCCCGCGGCGTCCTCGACCAGGGTGCGCTGCTGTCTCGTGACCTACAGGGCCAGGGCGGCTACGGCATGGCGGGGCTACAGGGGCAGATCAGCGGCGACGTTCGGGACATCCTCGGGGCTCGGGCGGCGGGTGATCAGTACAACACTCGGCTTGCGCAGGTGATGGGGCTGTCTCGTCAGGACAACTCTGCGATGCTCAGTGCGATCCTTCAGGGTGCGCAGGCGCAGCGGTCCAATTCGTATCAGCAGCAATACAACCAAATGCTTTCTGAACAGGCCCTCAAGCTGGCGGAGCTGGCCTAATGCCTTCCGATGACTACTGGGGTGACCTGACGGTTGCTGATCTTGAGGATATGGGTCTGACCCTTGAGGATCTTGACGCCATCATGGCGGAGCAAGGTGGCGGGGGTATGGACTACGGGCAGTACGGTGTCCTAGACCCTATTGACATCAGCCCGCAGGCTACCCAGTGGGATATTCTTGATGCTCAGAAGACGAGTCGTGCGGCGATGGCGCCGCCCTCCCCCACTGAACGTCGACTTACCCGTAACTTTATCTTTCCCAAGCCTGACGAGTTTAGCTATGACGCTGCGCTTCAAAGCAACCCGTATATTCGGCAGTTGCTTGTTGATGCTGTGGCGGGGGCTGGGCCTGATAATCCTTATGGGGCTAATGCGTGGTTGGCTGGTGAGGATCAGGAGGACGATTGGGAGAAGGCGGTCGAGGGCGCCCTTCCTGACTTTGAGCGCATTGCCGATGACATCATGTTTGATGATAAGCGGTGGGCGACTGAGGACGAGGACGAGCGGCGCGAGCTGATGCGTTCGTATCTACAGCGTGAGGGTGAGAACTGGCTCGCGGGTGCGGCGCCTAGCGCCTCCCGCAACACGAACTGGGCTGATTGGGCGGAGAACCGTCGGCCTGGTTCGGGTGAGCAGTTCCCCGCATATGAGGGCGCCGGCTTTGACGGCGGCGGCGGTCAGCCGCAGCAGCAGGCTGGCCCCCAGGTGCAGGTGGACCCCGCTCGGTTTGCTCGGGGTTCGTCTCGTGATGCTGAGGCTCAGATGAGCATGAGTGATTTCCGTAAGACGTACCATGATCTTCTGCGTAGTGATGCGCTGGTTGAGGTTGGGGACCGTTACGAGGACCCTGACAGCGGCGGCTACTGGGTTGTTGAGAAGAACAAGCCTGGGCAGACGGCGGTGCAGCGGCAGCGGCGTAGGAACGCTACGAGTGAGCGGCGTGAGCGGCTACGTGAGCGCAACCGCTCCCCTCGTCCGAGTCTGCTGAGCCAGCTCAAGACGCGGTGGCAGAGGGCTCTACCCGACTGGTCGCCTGGTCGGTACCTGTAAATGCCGTCGCCGTCTCGCCTGCCTCCTTGGCTGACGGTTCTCACCCGACGCCAGATCAACCCGAACCGAGGCATTCCGCTGCGTCGGTCTGCCCTCGGGCGCCTGCCCAGCTCCCTGTCGAACGATGACATCGGCGGGCGGCGTAGGAGTAGCAGTAGTCGAGGCGGCAAGGGCAAGAACGAAGAGAAGACTCCTGAGGCTGTCCTTAACAAGCTGCGAGACTATGGGCTGTCCGAGGATCAGATCAGCAAAGTCGTCAATGATGACAAGCGGGATTCGTTTGATCCGCTGTCCCCTTCGGATTGGCTTAAGGGTGGCGGTGACGCTCTCAGCACCGTTCTAGACAAGCTCGATGCGCCACGGGCTTACCTGCTGTCGGGGCTCATGGAAGCCCACGATGCGTTCGGTGAGGCGGGCGAAGCGATCGGGCTCGGTGAAGCTAACCCTCTCAAGGAAACTGAGCGGGTTAAGCAGAGCGGTGTGTCGTGGCGGGATTTCATTGAGAACGCTCAGAACCGTGTCGGCTTTGCCGATGTCCTTGAGGCTAACCCTGATGAGGATGTCTTTGGGGTTTCAACTAAGAACCCTGTGGTGCGGGCTGGGCTCGGTTTCGCTGTAGATGTTGCGAGCGATCCGCTCAACTATCTCGGCGTCGGCCTGGCGGACGATGCGCCTAAGGTCGCTGCCCTGTTCCGTGACCCTGGGGCTATTGCTGCGTTGGGTAAGGCGGGTGCTGACGATGCAGCTGAGCGGGTGTTGCAGAAGGGTGTTACGTCTCTAGCGGAGGACGAGCTGGCGGCGATCGGCCGCAAGGGCGGGTTGTATTTCAAGACGCCTGGGACAGGGGCGATCGGGCGCACGCTGCGGTTGAACAAGCTGGCGGGCAACCCCGAGCGGTACACGACACTGGCCCGTAAGGGCGCGAAGCTTGGCGACCTGGCCCAGGGCGCCGCTCAGCTCACACGCCGTGCAAGCGGCCTCAACTGGGCTATGCGCCGTATCGGGGGCGGGGCAGCTGCCAGGGGCCTGGCGGGCAACCTGGGGCCTCTGAGGGCCGCTATGAGGGGCGCTAACGACATCGCCAAGCCGTTGGACGCTCTGGTCACGCTGCGGGCGGATTCGCAGGGTCGTGGTGTGGCGAATGCGTTCAAGGCTCGGATGATGAACGAGTACAAGCGTCTGCTGTCTTCGGCCCGTGCTGCGGGTGTCAACGGCGAGGACTTGTTCAACGCCATCGGTGCAGGCAACCCGACGGGTGATCCTGTTGTTCAGATGTTCGCTGACTTCCTTGAGGTTGCCAGGACGGAGGCGAACAAGCTGGCTGGGCGCGAGTTCATTCCTGCCCAGGCGAACTATGTGCCTCGGGTGTGGACTGACGAGGCGCGAGAGAGGTTCGGTGTAGCTCAAGCTCGCGGCAGGGGTGGCACACGCTCGATGACGCGTGGCCGTAAGTATGTGGCTGGGACGTCGCACAAGATCGGCAAGAACGTCTATGACCTTCTTGACCCGTTGGACCCTGCTAGCGGTGGGCTCTCGGTGGAGCAGCAGATTGAGAACGCTCTTGCTGCTGAGGGGATGACCAACTGGTTTAAGAGCGATGCCCTTGACGTGGTCCCTGACTACATCGAGAAGCTGTCTCGTCAGCTCAAGGACGAGTACATGGGCAGCGAACTCAAGCGGCTCGGTGTGGCTGAGGATATGTGGATCGAGCGGGACGACGTTCCGTTTAAGTCGACCCCTAGCGCTCCTGGGTGGGCGGCGGTGTCGAAGATTGAGCGTGAGGTCAAGTTCGCTGAGGATGTCGTCCGCACGTTTGGTGCGGACTCGGCGTTGGCTAAGTCGTTGAACTGGTCTGACCTGTTCGCTAAGGCCAAGTCGGTCGGGGCCAAGTGGGAGGCTGAGACTGGTCCTGCGCTCAATGACCTGTTGAAGGCTACTGGTGAGAAGTGGGCGCAGTTCGGCACGGCGGCGGCGCTGCCGGCGGACATCGTGCCTATCCTCCGTGATGTCGGTCGGATGGCTGAGCCTGGGGCGTTCCCTAAGGTCATGGCGATCCATGATCGGCTGCTGAATGGGTGGAAGAAGCTGGCTCTGTTGACGCCTGGCTATCACTGGCGGAACAGCTTTGGCGGCGTGTTCATGAACTGGTTGGCTGATGTCGACGAGGGCCGTTACGCGCAGCTTGAGCGTCTGATCGCCAACGATGCTGACGCTGCTCCGTTCTTCCGTCAGACAAAGACGGTCACACGTTCCGCTCCTGCTATCAACGACCCTGAGCTGGTTGCTGCTTACGATGAGGCTAAGCGCTTGGGTGTGTTTGGTGGCGGTCAGTCGCTTGACGAGATCGAGCAGTCGGTCGACAGCCGTAACCCGCTGTCGAGGCTGTCGCCAATCCGTGCTTCACGCAAGCTGGGTGGCGCCATTGAGAACCGTCTGAGGGGGGCGTTGTTCATTGATGAGTACATCAAGAACGGCGGCGACTCTGCGTCAGCGCTTGAGAAGATGTACAAGTACCACTTTGACTATCAGGCGTTGGGCACTGGGCCGCATCGCTTGAACGAGGCGTCGATCCGTCGTTTGGGTATTCCGTTCTACACGTTCACCCGACGCAGTATCCCTCTGATGCTTGAGATGATTGTCCGTAACCCTGGGAAGATCAATCGGTACTTCCAGGCCAAGGACAACATCGAGCGCATGTCTGAGGAAGAGGGCATTGTCCCTGAGTATTTCACTCGGAACTTTGCTATCAGGATGCCGTGGACCGACGACGGCAATCAGACGTACTTGATGCCTGACCTTCCGATCTTCTCTCTCATTGAGGGCTCCGATCCTAACCAGGCACTTGGTCAGGTCAGCCCTTTCATTAAGACACCGTTTGAGTTGGGTACGGGTCAACAGGTTTGGAAGGGCATCCCTCTTGAGAACCGACCTGTAGAGATACCGTCAGCGGTTGGGTTCCTGACCCCTGCTCTTAGGGCTATGGGTAGGACGAGAACGGATGCTGAGGGCAACGAGCGCATGTCTGATCGCGACCTGTATGCGATCATGCAAGCTTTGCCTCAGATCGGACAATTCAGGCGGCTGTTCCCGAGTGAGGACAAGTACGAGGAGCGGCGCATGACGTCTGTGCTGTCGTTCCTGTTTGGTGTTGGGTCTAGGACTAACACGGAGCAGGAGCAGTACAACGAGCTGTGGAATCGTTACGACCCCTACTCGGATGACATCGACGAGAACCGTGAGCTGGGCTTTGATGCTGATGAGGCCCGCGACATGGCGTTTGAGTAGGGGGCGACCGCCGTGCCCGCACGTCGCCATACGGGGCCACCCCTCACACGGATCACGGCCGATTACGTGAGTGTTGGAAGTGCGGGTTTGCCTGGTCACGTTCACCAGCGCTGCCGCCGACGGTCGCCAGTTCGGCAATCTAGCAGGCCGACAGGCGTCCAGTGGTGGACATTCGGGGGTTATGGGTGATGGAACCTACATCGAAACATGAGTTTGAGTGGTCGTACGACGACTACGACGACGGCGACGAACCCCCCGAGGGCGAAGCTGAGGACGGCGAAGACGATGGCGACTCTCGCTAACGCACGCGGTTGGGGGGCAGCGCCAGCCTCCCGCAGCAGTATCGTGACGCTGCGCCGCCACGATGGCATGGCGCTGCCCGTCCACAAGGATATCGCAGAGCTTGTCCGTGTCCTGTGCGATGTGACTGAATGGCGTGGCTACAACCTGCTGCCTGGGCAGTGTTGGGGCTATGCCCCTCGCCTTGTACGGGGTAGCAAGTCGACGTGGTCTAACCACGCTTGGGGTCTGGCCGTTGATTTGAACGCTCCCAGTAACCCGATGACGGATAACGGGCGACTGGTGACGAACATGCCTAAGTGGATGTCGCAGCTTTGGAAGTCGTACGGGTTCCGTTGGGGTGGCGACTACCCAGGTGCCCGCAAGGACGCGATGCATTTCGAGTACATGGGCACTCCTGCCTCGGCCCGTCAGCACACCGAGGACATCAAGGCCCCCAGGCCAGTTGTACGGCAGGGCGTTAAGAGTGAAGCGGTAGCGCTGTTGCAGCGACGCCTCAATGCCAACGGGGCGGGCCTCAAGGTGGATGGCGTGTTTGGTCCCAAGACCCATGACGTGGTGCGTTGGGTCCAGGGTTCCCGAGGGTTGGCGACTGACGGAGTCGCAGGCCCTGACACGTGGAACGCTCTCGGTTGAGACGGTGCTAGGTGTGGGCGAGCTGGGAACGTTGGGAACGGGCCACCAAGTACATCGTCGCGTTGGCTTGGGGGTCATGCGAGCTGGCGTTCTGGGGCGCACGCCCTCAGGCCCTCGCGTTCATTGGGACCACCCTGGGCGCTACCGAGGCGGTACGCGCTCTTGGGAAGCTGAGAGAGGCAACCCGATGACGGACTGGCTGATCACTTACAGGGACCGTATCGGGTTGGCAGTTCTGGCGGGTGGGATGCTTATCAGTTATCTCACGACGGTGGTGACACGATGAGAGGTCTTCGACACGTGCGTGAGTTGTGGAAGAACCTTGACAGTGCCAGGGCTGCGATATGGGGTGTCCTTCTCGGTTTCGCGATCCTTGGGGCTGCCGTGATCCACGGGTTTGAGCGACAGGACGACACGAACGAAACCCTAGAACGGAACCGTATCGCTAACGCACAGGCTGCCTGTGAGACAGGTGACGAGTTGCGGGCCATCATCAGAGACAAGCTGATTGAGGCACCGTTGGAAGTTGGCGAGTCACTGATTGACGTGTTGTCGTCTGGTCGCAGGCCACCCAATCCTGAACGGGTTGCAGAGTTCCGCCGCATTGAACACGATCGGCTTACTCGTATCGCCAACGATATTCCCGAGCGTCGCTGGGATGCCGACTCGGCCATGTGCGTCGATGTCGTGACCGAAACGGAGAGCAATGAAGGTCAAGAAGAATTCGAAGGCTAGCAAGCCCAACGCTATGCCTAAGCCCATCACTAAGACGGGCAAAAACCTGTCGAAGATGAACAAGCTGACGGCTACGCGGATCAAGCCGCGTTTCCCCCGATAGATGTCGAGCACCAACGACGAGATGTCGCGGGCGTTGCTCGCGATTTACCCAGGTGATCCCGAGACAAATGTCGGGGCACTGTTCCGACGTTACCTAACGGATAACGCTTGGACGACTTGGGAGACATGGGTTGACGAATGCACGTCGACCGCTGGTGTCGACCACTACGGCGACGCGGCGTTCGTGTACTGGTCTGCCCTACCGTAGAAGAAGGAAGAGAGTTAGATGGAATTTAATGAGACGATCGAAGAGTTCTTCTGTGTTAACGACCCTGACCTCGGCCCCGCGGTGGATCGTGCAGTCCGTCTTGAAGGTAAGACGCTTGCTTCGCTCCTGGGCGTCGAGGGCGGAGGCGCTGTTGACGAGAGTGATAGCGGTGCTGACGAGCCTTCGGGAGACGATCAGGACCAGGTCCAGGAAGTTGTAGATGTTGAGGTGGACGAGGACAGCGTGGATGACTTCCCGACTGGTTCCGAGTTTGACCCCGATCAGGCCGACTAACAAAGGATAGATAGATGAATACCGTTGTGTCAGTTGTTATGACTGTTTGCGACCTGTTTGCCATGCTTGCGGGCAGCGTCAGCGCTCTGTAGTTGTACGCTCCGAGCGCGTGCCCGCCGCAGCCTGTCAAGGGCTGCGGCGGTGTCGCGTCTGGATAGGTCTTTGATTGCGTACCCGACTTGTTCTCTCAGGTGGGTGAGAGCGATGAGGCGGGCGGTGTGTTTGTCACGTTCGTCTTTGTACATCAGCTCCCAGGAGCGTTCAGCACTGGGTGAAGGAGCCACGGAGCTTGAGCGGTGTCTTCGTGAGTGCTCGGGTCCCAAAGACGTAGTTCTCAGTGCTGCGAAGGTACTCCTTCTCGATCGCCCTAGAGTATGCCGACATGGTGTCGTCTAGCAGTTTGGTCCACTTGTCTTGAGGGACGACGGGGGGCTTACTGATGATGTCACCGAGGCCGCTAAACTCAGCCACCTTCTTGCGTGGCACCATGCTGATGTTGACGAACTTCTTGATGTGAGCGTCATAGGCGTCACGCACATTCAACTGCGGATCGGGCGCCATAGGGTTGAGCTTGCCCACACGCACCACACGGGTCTTCCCGTTATGTCCGTGGATCTTCTCCACAGCGTGCATCGACTCCCAACAGACAGACGATCTGTGATCGCCCACAAGCCATCGCATGACGACATGGCCGTCAGGGAACTCCATGCCAGCGGCGACAACGCCCTCGCCGCTGACGCCTGTCTCGTCTTCGTCTCGGACGAGTAGGAACACGCTGATCACTTGCCCCACCTCTCATCAGCGGCCTGGCAAAGACCAATAACCAACACGATCAGCATCGACACAGGCCACGACACAGACATCATCGTCTTGAACGACCGTCCCGCAGGCACGTGGGGGTGCACCAAGGGCAAACATCCGAGAAACGCATAGGTGACGCAGAGGCCAACGAAGTACAGGTGAACCTGGGCATAGGTCATCGTCCCTTGTCCTCCATGTACACGCCCTTGTGCGACATGACGTCTTCCACGTCGGGGTCCTCGCATTGGTACCCCGCCTCACTGATCGCCTCGGCCAGGCGGAACGTGATCGGGCTGTATCTCACCTCAGCGCAATGGACCGCTGCGTTGCTGTGGTCCAGGCCGTGGAAGTGGTAAAAGCAGTAGAACAAGAGGCTGGTGTCAACGCTCATCGTCGTAGAACACCTCATCCGCATACCACTCGTCCTCCTCAGGCCAATAGCCCTCAAGCGTGTCGCACAACCCGCCGCACTGCACCTTGCCAGGACGAACAACCTCAAGGTCACACTCGGGATCACACTTCGCCCAGTAGCTACCGAATGTGTCCGTGACGTACTCCGTGCCAGGCGTCTCGGTGTAGTCGATCATGACGGCGCTCATGACTCGTCCTGCTTCCCCGCCAACCACTCCTCCAGTTCGACAACGAGCTGTTCACCCGTGTCCTTGAGCAGCTGCTCACATTCCTCGGCCGTGACACGCAGGTGACGGCGCCGTGAGTGATGGTCGGCAATCATCGAGGCCAGGTCGGCCATGACTCGGTTGCCGTGGGCGACGACCTGCTGTGCTCGGTCGATCAGCACCTCTAGTTCTTGCTCAGCGTCAGTAGCGGTACCAATGCTGGGTACCAAAGAGAGCAGCCTTTGCGATGAGCTGGGCTCTGGCGGTTCGGCTGCGGCCAATGCTGTGATGGTCAATTGATCGTTCCTCGTCGTAGACGTACATGAGCGGCCATCGTTTCCTCTCTGGTAGTTCGGTGAGGAAGTAGACCGACCCGTTTAGTTCCAACCTCTTAGGTAGAGGTTCGCTCAGTCGATACTTGATGTAGTCGTATGGGCCACCTTTCAGCGGGAACTGCCACGACTTGCGTTGATGATCAGGGATCGGACACTTCTGTACGTTGCACACCCGTTTCGGGTTCATCATGTCGGGTACGCCACCACCCTTCGATATCGAGCAGAGCGTCCAGCACGTAGTCAGGTGCCCGCTCTCTGGTGGCCTCTTCGTTGAGGAACCTCAGGGCGTTGAGCGTGCCCAGTTCAATAGCACGAACTCGGCCAGGCTCCCGATGATGATTCCCAAGTAGAGACATGCGGTACGGTCCTTGGGGATCACGCCAACGAGAGTTGGCCTGGGACTTGCTTTGCCAGGAGCTTTGCTCGCGCTAGCTCCGACTCCGCCTGGTCCAGCACCTGGGCCAGCTTCTGTTCCCATTCCATCTCGTATTCCTCACGGCTGGGCGTCTTGTCACCAAAGAACGTTTCCTCTAGGTGCAGTAGCCGTGATGCGGTCAGGTTGTTGATGCCGACGCCCTGTTGTGCCAGGTCTTGCAGGCGTCGAGCGTTGGACTCCTTTAGATCACTCACGAGAACAAGCCGTCACGCTTCGCTGCCTTGAGCGCTGCACGCCACGTCGGGGTGGCCTCTGTGTCGCCGTCGAAGAAGCCTTGAAGGCGGCCCAGCCACTCCGCCGTCGTGCTGCTCATATACCCCTTGTTGATGTACGGGTAGGCCACCCCGCTGTCACCGTACGCCTCAAAGGCACCGTTCCACTCGGGCGGGGGCATCTTCATTCGGTGAAGAACCTCACCGACAATGCAGCGGTGACCCTTGCTGTCGAGGTAGGTGCAGGTGCTGCCAGACATGGCATTGCGAGTGCCAGGCGCCGAGGTGGTGACGATCTCTTCGACCAGTGCTTTCGCCCGCCCCAGTGATATGTATGATTGGGACATACCGTCACTGTTCCCATCCATGGTCTATATATGCAAACATGTCTGAGTTTGTTTGCAGATGTTCCCGCATCTTGCCCAGTGCGCGGTCACGTAGATGGGCAATCCATGTCTTGCCGTAACGGCCCTCGTAACGCGCAGCTATCTTCCTCAAGCTCACGTGCTCAAAGAAGTAGGCGTCAATGATTTCACGTTCGATTGGGTCGAGCTGGTCCCAAGCGTCATCGACCAGCTTTAGGACGGTTTCGCGACGTGAGAGGATTTCCTCGTTTGATTCTTCTACCGCTTCCCCAGGCGGGGCACGCATCAGTGCCTCTAGTGCGGTGTTGGGTGTGTCGGTTGCTCGCATGTCGAGCGATGTTGGGGTTACGGAGATGACCTCTGTGCCCATTCGGCGTCCAGTTCTTCTACGGGAATTGCCCAGTACGGGGTTCCCTCAGGGAAGTGGTCAACGGACGCTGCGGCTACCGCGTCGGTGACCTGTTCGATTGTCATTGGTGGCAGCGTGTACCTGTTCTCTGGCGAATCCCAAATGAACAAGTAGGTTGGCATTTCTTGGTTCCACTGCAACAGGGCGATGTGCTTCGCGACCTTGAGCTTGAGCACTCGCTCCGTGAAGACTGACGCAACCTCAATGAATCCATCACTGGTGATGTAGTCGGGGCTAAACCTGATCTTCGGTGCAAGAGCTGCGACGCGAATCGGGGGGCGCCGCAGCCCGTACACCGCCCACCCCTTGGGGTAGACCTCTTCGAACACTGACTCGGCCTCGTCGCCCAGGGCGCCGAGCCGAGATGCGAAATCCTTGTCAGCGAACCTGGTCACGTTCGCTGTCCGTTCCGAACATCACCGTCAGCGACTCAACCTGCTTGTCGTTTGAGTAGGCGACTCCTTGCAGTCCGTCCATGACTAGCTTTGCGTAGTTGTCTAGGTCGCCGTGCAGCCCTTGTCGTCCGCCTCCCGCATCCCACAGGGCAACGAATGTCTCACCTGGGAACAGACAGATGTGCATACCGACGGGGCCTTCAAACCGTGGACCTTCGTAGGCTGCTGCTAGCGACGCCTCGGCGTCGAGGGTGGCTTTAGGGGTGTAGAGCTTACGGCCACCGACCTTTCCGCTACGGGGCCGCTCCTTGACCTTTGGCTTTGCGTCATGCCAAAAGCTGTAGCGCATCAGTGTCGGTCCCTGACGAACATGGCGGCCACCGATAGGCACACCACAGCGATACCAACCATGGCGAAGAACGCCCTGGTTGTTTCCCACATTGTGTATGCTGTCATCAGTACAGGGCGTCTCTCTCGGTAAGGACCTTGTTGACTATCTCAGCTATTCGGATATCAGCATCGCCTCTATCGGTGTACTTTCCCCAATCAGCGTCTGCTTTATGCAATACATGAACTATTTCTTCTGGCTCATGTGTGCGGTCGCGAGCAATGCGACCACCCAGTGCAACTAATGCAGATGACCTGTCTGCGTCTTTGGGTCCGTTGTCGAAGAGGCGACGGGCGTCTTTGCTCAGCTGTTCGATGAGTGCGTCGGTTGATTCGTAGCTCTCATCGATGACGTAGTTCACCTGCGGGGCATAAGCACGGTGCTTATACTGGGGCCTTGGCTTATACCTTGCGGCCAGGTCTTCTAGCATTGAGGGTTCGCATCGGTTGTCCCATGCGTCCATGACGAATGCCTGCACGGTGATCGGCATACCTGTGTCCTGGTCGATCATCACTCGGCGTTCGTCTGGTCCGTCGTTGCACAGTGCAGCTGGGTATGGGAGACGGACATAGTTGCCGACCTGGCCGTCATCTAGGTGGGTCTGCTTAGGGTTGATCTCCTTGGTTGGGGCGTCGCAGAACTCGCAGGCGTACAGCAGCGCGTTGCGCATGATCTCAGGGAGCAGCCACTCTTTGCAGAAGACCCACACGTGATAGCCCTTGGACCGTGAGCGCTCCACCCACGCTTTGATGTCGTGGTATTCGAGGAGGTAGGCGACGTTCTGCGCATGTTGACGTGAGGTCTCTTCGCCTTCGTCAAAGTCGATGCAGCCCCACTTGACCTTCATGTCGCGAGGATCGATGGGATAGACACCGATGAATTCGATGCCAGAGAGGTGGTCGGTGGCTACGTCTATCCACCAGTCCCCTACCTCGACGCTGCCACCGTCCTCCGTGCCGAAGCGCTCCTGGTTGCCCTCGTAGAGGGCAGCGAAGAGGTCGATGACTAGTTCGTCATTGATCGCCGAAGTAGCCATCGGTCTTTCGGCAACAGCCATCACAACCGTGCACGCTCCACTCGCCCGTGGGGTTGGTGAGCATCAGGTAGTCGAGGCAGTCGGGGTCAGGGTGGCCGACGCCGTGACGGCAAATGCGTTCCATCAGCGGGGCTCGGTCGGCACGGAAGTGGAGTCGCCACATGGTCATGTGGTGCGGGCTCGGCTTATGGATGCAGCAGTGACGGCCGGCGCAGTCCTTGTAGCTGTGGTGCTGGATACGTTGCCCAGTACCCGTATACGAGTACTCGTACTGTTCGTCTTCGATCAGGTCTTTGACGGTGGTTTCAATCGTTGCAGACATAGATCACCGTCTTTCCTGTTGGGATGTACATGGGGTCTTCGCAGCTCTCGCCGTTGGCTACAGCAAGGATGACGATGCCAACGACGATAAGGAGGAACGACACCAGCGCGATGAGCAGAGGGCGGTCCATCATGCGACCTTCTCGATCACATACGTAGGCACCTTCGCCCCGATGGCTCGTTGCACCATGTCATTGGTTCCCCTCGACTCAGCGAGGGGCTTGTCAACGATGGCAATAACCACGTGCGGTTCGGTCACCGCCAGCATCAGGCCGTTACGGATGGGGCCAGCGGCGTTGCCATGGGTTTCCCAGTCGGCACGGAATCGGGTAGCTGCGGGGAGATCAGACGCTTCTACAGCGTCGTCTATGAGCTGGTCGGTGCCTGTGGGGCAGGCGCCATGGAAGACATGGATGGGTTCACCGAATTTGTGATAGTTGTAGGTCAGTCCTTCGATGAGGGTTCCTGTTAGGTCGAAAGCGTGCGGCGGTTCCTTGTAGGTGCGGCTGCCGCAGAAGATGATCCTCACGTGACTTCCTCGTACATGACGTCATGTATTGCAGGGTCAATCGGGTAGGGGTAGCCGTCAGGGTCGACTGCAAGCCACCCGTCGCGGCGCTCTAGAGTGCCCTCTCGGGTTTCCACCATGAACGGTCCCTTGACCTGGAACATGCGGGTGGCACGCGTCTTGCGGAACCGACGCCAACCCTCCCAGTCCCTGGGAGGTACGTTGTCTTTGGTGTAGATCATCATTGTCGTCATGACGCTTTCCTCAAGTCATCCGCCCGCTTCGGACGGATACGACCAGTAGCCCCATCGAAGAACAGGTCAACAGTGGTCGTCTCACCACGCTTGTTCTTGCACAATGACAACGTGATGGTGTTCTTGTACTCCTCACGGGCACGTTGCGGTAGCGACTCGTTGTCATAACGCTGGACAACTTCGACCATGAACGTTGCTTCGTTCTGGCCGCCGTACAACATGCCGTGAATCCCACGCAGCCTTCCGCGAAACTCTTGACTCTTTGCTGACTGCTGGATGCACATGATTGGCAGTCGCTCGATCTTCCCGAACGCCTTGAGTCCTTTGGCGGCTGCGGCCTCGTCCGTGAACCCTGGGATTGAACCGAGGTAGTCGATCATCACTATGTCGATCTCTCGTTGACGGACATCCTCCAGCTTGTGTCGGATCTCAGCCAACGTCTTGAGCGACAGAGCTGTGTCGATAATTGATAGGTGCGGGAACTCCTTGGTAGCGGCTTTGCGCAGCAACTTGACCGCTTCGTTGTCTTTCGCTTTGATGCGATCCTCAAACTCGGTACGGCGGATACCGTGCTTGATGCACAGCAGCTTTACCAACACATCCTCGGCCACTTCGTCGGGAGTCAGGTACAGGATGTGCTTGTCTCTGTTGTGCACCACCGATTGCAGCATGACCCACGTCTTGCCCTGTTGCACCTGCCCAAAGATGAAACACAAGTCACCCTTGCCTGTGCCCCGCATCATGACATCGATTTCGTGGATACCGAGCATGATTCTGTTCGACGGGTTCTGAATATATTCGACATAGTTATCGGCTACATCGCTGAGGGGTCGTATCTGCGGTACGAGCTGCTTGAGTTGCGCGGCGGAAGCTTTCGCCTCCGCCGCGTCTCGTTGCGCGATCCGCTCCCTGATCTCTTCGACATCGGGGAGGGTCGCTACCGTCACGCCTAGACCAGCTCCTCGATGATGTCGACCAGGCGGCGGACGAGGGCACGCTCCTGCGACAGGAGCGCCTCGGTGTCCCACAGGCGGTCGCGCAGATCGTCTTGGGCAAGCTGCCGGTCCATCTCGGCAATCATCAAGTCTTGGTCGGTGGGCTCCCGACCGAGGAAGCGGTCAACACCAGCGGGCTCATCCTCGAAAGGCACACCGCCGAAGTCGTCCAGGGTCGTGAGAAGAAGATCCCACTCATCGTTGGTGAAGTTGACGAACTTGCCGCCGTTCTCGTACTTGAAATGGAGAGCGACGCGGTCCTTGTCAGCAGTTGACAGGCGCTCAAGGATGGTCACGGGGTTACCTCGTTGTTGAGTCGGTTGGATTCGAGGATCGGGATACCGCCCTCGGTCGGTACATAAATCAGCTGATTGTCTTTGTCGGTCAGCTGGTCGATGTAGTGCCACCTGATGTACTCGGGCGTGAGCGAGTCACTGATCAGGCGGTTGCTGTCAGCAACACCCTGAGCACGGATTCGATCACGGTCCGCTTCGTGGTTGGCCTTGGTGACCTCAGCCCTGGCGGTGTGCTCAGCAGCTTCTGCTTTGGCGCGGGCCTCGCTGACCATGGTCCGCTTCTCGATGTCCGCTTTGTACAAGCGGTACTTGGGCATACCGCCCATGCAACCGCCGACCAGCAGCAGGACAACAGCCAGGACAAGGCAAACGACCTTAACCCAGAAGCGTCCTTCTGCACGCTGCTCTGCGAGCAGGGTCGCCTCTACTTCCTTGCGGCGAAGGTTGTACTCGTCCGTCGGGCTCACTTGTTGTTGTACTCCTTCATGACGGCCCGCACTCTTTCAGCAAGCCAGGCGGCCGCTGAGTTCAAGTTCTCATCATTACCTTTGATCGTCCACGAAACCGTCGGCCAATGCGTAGCACCGAGGCTGTCGAGGTAGCGCTTGGCAGGTTCGACTAGGTCTTTGGTCTTAGGCACAGGCTTGCCTGCACGCAGGTGGTCGATGGTGTCGATCAGGTCGATGATGTGTTGACGTGTGAATCGGAAGTCGAACTTGTACCTGATGTGGCGTAGACCGTTGATGGTCTGTTCAGACAGGACTGACACTTGGCTTCATCCGTCGAGCCTCAAGCTTCGCCATGTGCATCTGCATCACGTCATCGATGCCGCTACCGAGCACCAGGGCCAGGCGGGTCAGGTAGTACTGGGTGTCACCCAGTTCGTCCAACATCTCAAACCTGTTCATCGGGTACGGCGTGTGTGCGCCACGGAGGTACTTCTTCACCTCACCAGCGAACTCGCCAGCTTCGCCCGTTAGACCGAATCCGCTGTACATCAGCTCTTGGTATGTATCACCCAGTGATACATTTCGAGTGACGGCTTGCTCGTAGATGTTTGTGTCCATGAGTTGCGGGGGCAGGATTCGAACCTGCGTCTGCCCTGATCATGAATCAGGTGAGCGACCAGACTGCTCAACCCCGCAAGGGTGTTGGTGGGTTCGCCACCTTGGACACCACAGAAACATGGAACTGCTTTATGAGTTTCTGTCGTCTCCGAGAGGGCGAACCCACGATTGTCGGGTTAGTCGGAGAAGGCAGGAGGAGAAACCTTCTCCGCTAACCCTTACCGCTACACCTACTAACCCCCGAAGCAACTTAAGAGGGTTGCATTCAGCGCAACGGTAGACCTAGTCCAACCAAATCCCGATCCCGCTGCTCTTGTGCTTGAGATCAGGGGAGTTGGGGTTGGTCTTGTCGCCCCGATTGTCGTAGAACTCATCGGGAGCGAAGTCGTAGCGGTCCTTCGCCCACTGCGTGTTGGCGTTGGCCTGCGCCTTCTCAATGTCGTTCATCTGCTTGCGGGGCTTCCGCAACGACGACGGATCGTACGGCGGCTCAGCAGGCACCGATGCATCCGCTGGGGGATCGCTCGGCCGAGACGGAGCAAGCTCCACCACTTCCGATCGACCGCCGAGCACATCATCAACCACCTGATGGGCAACACCGTCCGACACCATGAAGTCCAAGCCGAACTGATCGAACACAGCCGTCTTGCACTTGATGAAAGCGTCACGCAGACCAGCGATCGCAGACTCGGGGTCATCGGGGTCGAACCCGAAATCGATCTCAGCAGCAGCGACAGCAGGCTCATAGTTCCGAACCTGGATCGTCTGCTGCCAGCGGGCACGACCCCGATACGGCGTATCCGTATCGATGACTGCGCTCACCACACATCCTCAGGGTTGACACCAGTGAGGGCCAGCATGTCCTCGTTGAACTTGCGCTCACGGGCCAGGCTCTTGTGGCGATGGGCAGTGCTGATGTCCGAGATCCGCTGAACGATCTTCTGCCGCTCCGCATCCATGTCGCGGTGAGCGTCGTTGAACTCCTGGTTCAGCGCCTTCGTGTCAGCCTGGTACTCCTCGCGGAGAGCGGCTACAGCGTCAGCGGTTTCGGGGATGGTGCTCATTGCGGTTGGTTTTCCTCTTTGGCTAAGGCCCGCCGTTCGCTTGTGGCTAAAGGGTTCCCTAGCTTGAACCCAACAAAACCGCTTCACCCTCGTTCACCCCTTGGGGGTGACCCGCCACCACGGACCCTTTGCACCCGTTCCACGCAGGACACCAGTCAGGCGAACAGAGGGCGTGTTGATCGTTGATCGGCCACGTCGGGGCATCACGCAACACAGTGTCGATCACGTTCTTGCACATGACCTGTAGCCACGACCAATCCTCAGGGCCACGTGTCGTTGACAGCCATGCGTGCTTGCCTGTGCTGCGTTCGATGGCGCACCACGAGAACGTGACAGGGGGCTCGGCGTACCCGAGCTTGAACGCAGCCCACGTGTACGGGCCTGGCTGCACCCCCCAGCGCTTGAGCTGCCAGCCGTCAGTCGTGTACTTGGTCAGCCGGCTACCCGTCTTCCAATCGATGACGGTCCCTGGGTCTTCGATCATGTCGATCATCCCCGCCAGGCGCACGTTCACGGGAACCAGCGACGTGGCGTCGCACTGTCCGTCGTCGTGGATGTAGTCGAAGAACGGGAGGTCGAACTTCTGCTCGACCGCCGAGGGCCAGCCGAGCACGGGGTACACGTCCTCGTACCAAGCCCGCCAACAGGTGGCTAGGTGCTTCTGCGCTGTCGCCTCCGTCTTGACCTTCACCCACCTGAACCTGGGAGACGTGCAGAGGGCGCTCAGACGCTCTCTGGCGGCCTCCAGCGCCTCCTGTGGGGGGTAGCCGCCCAGGAAGTGCTCTACGGCGTAATGGAAGGCTGTTCCGATGGCGGCCTCCCCTGTCGTGAAGTCCTCAGCTTCGCCGTGCCACAGCTGGCGAGCTTGCTCAGGACACAGGAGGTACTTCGCTAGATCGGATTGGTGAAGGGTGACGGTAAACTCGCCGCCCGTGTAGATGACGTCCATGGGCGCTACCAGATGCCCGTACGTCACGTCAAGTATGCGTCACAGATTTCTCGCGCCAGCGGTTAGGACACCCGTCGTCGTGGTAGAGACATGGCTCCCCCGCAATGACGGAGAGTGAAGGCTGCGGGCCGACCCCCAGTGTCGGCCAGTCTGTGAAGCTGTGGGCCGCAAAGCCTCGGGGCGGCGACCTTTTGTTTGAGCCTTTGCGCGGAGTCTAATGCCCGTGTCAACCCCCCTTGTTTTAGCTGCTCAGAGTGGTTGTGCCAGCTCAAACCCGTCGGGGTGTGTGACGTATGTCACATAATGAAGCGGCCCAACCCACCGAGCTGGCAGGTCGGGCCGTCTACTGTCTTGGTCAGCGCCCACCTGGGCGGGGTTCATACCGCCTCACCCGCTCAGGTGGGTTCTTCGCGTTTCAGGCCAGGCGGTCCCCAACCTGCAACTTGCGCTGCGCCTTGCGTGCCCGCTCGCTGGCCGCCGAGCGGCCATAACGGTCGACCATCTGTCGTGACGTCCAGCCCATTGTCCGCACCAGGTCCCCCTCCTCCCCGCCTTCCATCAGGAAGTTGTGAGCGTGAGTGTGGCGGAAGTGCTGCGGCTTCAACCGATGCGGCAAACCCGCTAGCCGGCGGCGCCGATCGATCGCCTGGTTGATACCTGACTCGCCCAACGGCTTGCCGTTGCGGTTCACCCACAACCTGTCGTGTTCGACACCCAGGCGACCGACGAAACGATCCCGCTCTCGGACATAGCGGATCAGCGCTACGGCCGTCTTGGGTGACACCACAAGGTCACGGCTGTAGGTCTTCGACTGACGCACGTGGACCTCATCGATGTCCCGCCGCCAATCCTCGGCCAACATGCCATGCAACTCCCCTCGACGGACGCCGATCCCGAAGAACGTACGGATCATCGCCTCGTCACGGAGGTTGACGAGCCTCCGCCACCCCGTGTCCATCTTGGTGACAGCGCACGCAGCGATGAGCTGGTTGACGACGTCATCAGGTTGCACGGGTACAGGCTTGTCGGGCTCAGGCGGTTGCTGCGCCTTGTAGAACGGACTGACCCTGTCCTCTTCGTCTGCCCACCACGTGAACATCGGGCGAGCTGTGCGAAAGTAGATGCACAACGACTGCGGGTCCAGCCGTTGTTCGTCCCGCATGTAGGCCACCCAGCTGTGCACGTGTGCCCTGGTCACGTCCTCTATGTCCGTGATCTCGTGCTCGGTGACGACGTAGCGCACCAGGCGCTCCCAGCCGTCACGGTTCATGTCGAGCGTCTTCTGCTTGCGGCCCACCTTGCGGGCCTCCCGCTCGTACAGGTCCCATCCGTCCTCGAACGAGTCGGGTGCGGTCCACCTGCCCATTTTGGGCTCCCTTCACAGCATCTGTCTTTCGGACTGCGGCAACTGCTGCCGTGCTGCAAAAGTCCTGGTCAGGGGTGGTAGTGGGCCATGAGGGATTCGAACCCCCGACCCCCTGCGCGTCATGCAGGTGCTGGTCGCACGCTCCCCCGCCACTCCGTGGCGCTAGCCCTGACCTGGGCTTTAGCAGCAATCCGCAGTGTACCAGCCCAACGGACATACCGTCGCAGCATCTGCGTGGGGGGTGGTGGGCGGAGGGGCCTGGCCCTCCCTCCGCCGCACAACCCGACCCGTATCAAGCAGCCCTGAGCCTGCCAGCCTTCGGCCCCTGGCGCTCCTTGCGCCGCTCCGCCCGTGCTTGCAGCTTGAGCTGCTCGACGTGCTCATGCACCGCCCACAGGTCCCGCACAGCGAAGTCGGTACGAGACGACGCCCAGTAGACGGGCATGTACTCACGGGCGCCGATCAAGTAGCAGCGCCACAACCCGCACCCCCCGTGGCGGGGGTCGCAGTAGTCGTAGCGGCGGCCGTACACGTTGAACTTCTGCGTGTTCGGCTTCCACTCGGGCGGTCCCGCCACGTCCAGGCCGAGCGGGAACTTGTGCCCGTAACCCATGCCACGAACTGCACACGTACTGACTTCACTCACCGTCGTTCTCCTCATCGCTGTAGTAGGTGTCTGTCATGTAGAAGGACAGCAGCCGTTCAGCGGCCTCTGACCTTGTCCGCCACTTCTTGTTGTTCCTGACCAGCTTTGCGTTCTCTTCGGTCAGTTCTTCGTTAGCTTCCTCCAACGCTGCGTTGGTTCTCGCCAGTTCTTCGGCGGCCGCCTTGTAGCTCTCAACCTGGGCGATCAGCTCGCTGTGGTCGATGCCCAGCTGGTCCAGGTTGGCGCCGCCCCGCTGGGCGTACACGGCCATCACATCATCGAGCGAAATGTTGGCGTGGTCTTCGGCGTTGTCGATCGGGACTGCCCGCTGCGGCGGCACGACGGGGGTGGGGGCAGGCAGCAGCGAGCCTTGCCCTTCGTCCTCGTCCTTGGGTGGGCGGATGATGCACCCCTCAACCGTTGACGCCGCCCGCAGCAGCTCCGCTTGACGCGCCTCAGGAACGGGCGGTGGCACCCATCCCCTGTTCCGCGACTTCTCAAAGGAGCCGACCGAATGCTCCCCCGCCAGCCCAGGCAGAAGTGCTGCTATTGCCGAACGGGCGAGCGTTGTGCGTTCCCGAAGGAACAGGGCCTCGGCCCGCAGTTCGTCGGGGTACTCGGACTGCCCGACCCGCCGCATCAGCGGCGTCCACTTCGTGCGTTTGCCATGTCACACACAGTAGCCAGAGGCGACCCCTAGCAGGGCGAACCGTCCTGAACTACGGTCAGTAGCCAGCGTTTCACGCGTACGCTGGGGGGATGGAACGCCGCAACTTCCTCCTCGCACTGATAGCAGTCCCTGCGGTACCTCTGGTGCCTGACCTCACGGGAGAGCAAGTGACGCAGACAGCAACAGTGACACCCCAAACCATCAACGACCTGCACACACGGGCGAGAACGCTCAAGTCCATGGACCTCGCACGCGGTGGCGGCGCCACCCCCACTGTCGCCCTGACGGAGGGCATGGCCGCCCTCGGGCTGCTCGACGCAGACTGCCCGCCCGAACTCGTCAAGCCGCTAGAGCTTGCGGTCGGGCACATGGCGCTGAACGTGGGGTTCGGGCTCCACGACGAGCACGACGACGTGTCCGCCGCCCGATGGCTGGACATCGCTCTACTGCACGCCGAGACTGCCGGCAACGCATCGATGCAAGCGCGGGTACAGGGCGTGCGTGCTCGACGACTGATCGCACTCGGCCAGCCCATCGAAGCGGCAGCGCTTCTCGGGGCCACGCTGGCGAGCTTGGGCGATCGGTTGATGCCGTTGGAGCTGGCGTCACTCCACTCGCTACGGGCACGGGCCTACGCCCACGTGGTCGGGTCGGAGTACAGCGCCCGTGAAGCGATCGACAACGCCAACGCCTACTGGGTAGACCACGCCACCAGCAACGCTGACGAAACCGCCGCCGCTCTCGATACCCGCCCCTGGGTGACGTACAGCCAGGGGCACCACTACGGCGACATCGGGGCCGCGTGGCGAGAGCTGGCCGCCAGAGGCGTTGACTGCGCCTCTGCCGCCCTCGGAGCCTACGACACGTCCCTAACCGCCCACGGCGGCTCTACGGGCACCAGGCGGTCACAGGCGCTTGTCCTGTGCTCCGCTGGTCGCCTTGAGGCAACCGAAGGCGAACCTGAGCGGGCCGCCGTCTACGCAGCCGAAGCGCTCGACGTCGGCGCAGAAGTCACCTCCGCCCGCCTCACGACGCACTACAGGCAACTGTTCCACGCGCTGAGCGGCTACACGCACATCAACAGCGTTGACATGGTGGTGCGTCGCCTCAGGGCGGTAACCGCCTAGCGACCTTCGATCGCATAGCCGATACACACGCGGAAACGGGGAGCAC